AAAAGAAAAACAGCTGCAGCTAAGATATAGAGGATCTTTACCAATTCTTGAAAAAGAATTAAGTTCAGCAAGTGGAGTTTAAATATGATATTTACTTTACATGAACTACAAGATCTTAATATTAGTTGTCATCACTTTAAAAAATCGTGTAAAAAAGATGGTAAAACATATAACCAATTTGACGTTCTTGAAAAAAAACTGAGAACTTTTATTATAGAGGAAGCTAATAAAGTAAAAATAGAAGTTAATGTTGTAGATCAAAATAAAAAAATGCAGGGTCCAGCGCCCATTCTAAAATAAAAAAAGGCGGGATTGATTTCCCGCTTTTTACAAACACACTCTGAAACACACTCTGGAAAAAATTTTGGTAAAATAAGTATTGTATACCAACGGGTATTTTGGTCGGAGTGGCAGGATTCGAACCTATAGATTAAATCCACCAAACGCATTGATTTATAATACTTCTTCTACAAATTGTATAACAAAAGTTTCTGATTATCCCAATGAAATAAGCCTTATTTTATAAGAGATATATCAGCGTGAGTTATCGTTCACACTCTGGATACACTCTCGTTTTTGACTATTTTTTTTTTAAGCAGCCACATCTTTTACATCTGTTGCCAGACATATTGTTGATGTTGCACTTACAATTATTTGAACCAAACAAGATATAAACTATCCAACTAGCAACTTTATCTGCTGCTAAAAACATTCCTAAAAAAAACTTATCTATCATAATTACTTACTCGTTAATCTATCCATGTGATTATAAATTCTGCCAATTTGTTTATCGATTGACATGATCTCTTCTGTTAGCATACCTAAGTGAACCTGCAGCTCTACGATTGTCATTAAAACGTAAGAAGATAAACCAAGTAAAATAGTACCTAATAATGGTAATACCCATTGATGTTTTTTCATTAATATTATCTCCCTTGACCCTTGTAACGCGTCATTTTCTTTTGACGTTTTTCTTGTTTATTTTTTGATTTTTTATGTGCGCCTGGTCCACGCTTCTTAGGTTTATCCCTTGGTATGAAGTGTGTAAACTTCTGCTTAGCCATCTAATTTTGCTTGTTCTGAATGTTGTTGACCCATTGAGTTACCTTCCCAATTAGAACTAACATGAGTTGGATCTACGTCATTTAACCAATGTTGAATTGATATGAAAGCACCTCCATATTTCGATGCAGTTCCACCATGAGGATCGTTTGGTTTAACTCTTATAGTTTGATAAGCATTTATTGGATAACCATTTTGTTCTTCTAATGCTTGATCTTCTGTAATAACTGTTTCTCCAGAATGAGTAAATTTCATACCATGTAAAAAACACTCATAACTATCAACATCTGGATGAGTATGCTCTGGTATAACTAAATTAGGTTGACAGATAAAAAGCTCAACTTGAAAAGGTTTAGATCTATATAATACAATTCCACTTACACCCTCGATAAAAAGTAAACCATTTTTTGCTGGTGTAAAAACTTTATCTATTTCGCCAGAAGTTAAATACCAATTTGCAAAATGAGATAAGGCATCTTCTTTGGGATCAATCATTTTTTCTTACGATCAAGTACGGATTTCGTAACCTTACTTCCAAAGCTGGCAGTAAATACGATGATTACCAAGTACCATACGCTGTCTGGCAAGTCGTTTATTATAGATACCCACTCTCTAAAGTTCTCTCTAGTAGATGGGAACCAACCTGTACTAAGCATACCAATAAGCCAAAACATCAATACCTCATCTTTAATCGAGTTATCCTGGCTTTTGATACGAGCTAAATCCGTATCCTTTGCTGCTTCAATTTCGGCAGCTCTAACTGTTTTAACTTTCTCAGCTCTATGCTTTAGATATTCAGAGCCTTTATTTAAAACTATTTTTGTTAATGGATTTTTTAAAATACTTAAAAACTGGATCATGCGCAGCTCCTCATAAGCTCAGCTAGATCTTCACATCTTGCAGTTGTTTGCTTATGCCAATTACTGTCGATCATTTCGTCAGCTGCAGCATTGTAATCTCCAGCCTCAATACCTTCCCACATTCTCTTAAATTTCATTACTCTTGGTTTACCCAGTTGGAAACACATTTCACAAACAATACCTTTAACTGTTTCTGGTACGTCTAACCCTTCAAGTAATTCTTCTGCAGATGTAAGAGCAATTTTAAAATCACTTTCAAAGACAGCATCAAGCTCTTCTTTAGAATACTCAACACCCTCAACAAAGTTATCGGTATCCAATACGAGATGACCATAACCGATTGTAGCAAAACCAAGGCTATCGGAATACACAGTACGCCTAAACCCTTCATGCTGCTTAATTCTTTCTTTAATATCTTCCATAAAATCCTATAACTTCTTCGGATCAAAATTAAGTATTTTGACACCTAGTTTCTGTTGTTCGGCAGTTCGACCACGGCTAATCTTCCAACCATTAGCTCTGTAGTTTTGTGTTTTAACATCATAAGCAACGTACTCCCCTGTCTTTACGTTAAGCGTTAAAATATCGATTGGTCCAGTACCTCCAGCTGGTACAAAAACTATGAGATCTGGATCTTTAGCAAACTGAGATGCTGCTAATAATTCGTTGGATAAACCTACAGATGCGGTTATCCTACTTCGTGAAGTAGTAGAAGATCGAGCCAATTAAACCACCTAATAATATAATTATAGCGGCAGCTCCTTTTCCTCTATTCATGTCAGCTTTTAAACTTTTAATATCTGATTTCATTTCATCAATATGTTTAAATAAAGTTTTCATACGCTCAGCGCAAACTTTTTCATGGTAAGATATTCTTATACCATTGTGATCTTCAACATTTGAATTAGATGCTTTTCTTTTTTTACGCATCTTCTCTCTCCACTTCGTTGCAAAAATAAGTAACGTATAATTTTTCTTTGTTAAATTTTTCTAAATGATTATTGGTTACTTCAATAGTTGCGACCGCACCTGCTTTCGTGCAATCTGTCCAGGCTTTAAACTCTACTGGAGATACAGCTGTATTGTTACACATCCCTGTTATCGCTGAACAGATCGTGTAAGCTAACACAAATTTCATTATAATTCTTTTGGTGTTATATTTTTTCTAGGCATTAATAGTAATCCCCATACCATTTAACCATGTCCATTCCATAATCGTATGAACCAGAAGTATTTTCTAGTCTGAAAACATAGTATCTGTAATAAGCAGTATTAGATAATGTGTAATCAAAAGTTTCTCCTAAAGAACTTGTTGAATACATTTCTGTTAAACCACTACTTACAAAACTTGATTGCATAGCATTACCACTATTAGGTGCTGAATTAGAACCATAAAGTTTAAAGTTTGCACCACCTGTTCTCCAAGTCCAATCGCCTGTCATTCTTTTTAATTTAAATGAAGGATTAGCTCCTACATCCCATGTCCACCAAATATGACCATTGTTAGGAGAGCCACCACTATAAATTCCAAACCACCCATTATTGTAACCTGTACCTGCAGGGTCTCCAATAGACATACCCCAAAAAGTATTACCATAATTTATTTCTCCATAAGAAGTTGTAGTATTGTAATGTGATAATAAATTTGTTTGATTTGCAATAACTTTTCCATTGGCTAGAGTACCATTAGTTACTCCATTAATTGTTGAAATTGTAACTGCTGTATTTACTGAAATAGCATTACCATTTTCTAAAGTTAATCCAACAGAAGCACCATCTGTATTTGAAGTATAAACATTAGTGCTAGAAGAGTCATTAATGTTAGTTGCGTCAAATAATAATGCGTCAGCATTTATATTATTAGTTATTATATTAAAAGTTCTGTCAGTAGTTTTACTTCCTGCTGTTGCTCTAACAGTAAAAGAAGTTGTTGTATTTCCACTTACTGATCCTGCTGTTCCAGTTATTGCACCACTTGTTGATAATGAAAATCCTGCACCAGATAAATTTGAAGTTGTTTCTGCGTAAGTAACACTATCTCCTTCTGGGTCTGTTGCTGATAATTGAATAGTAGATATAGCTGTTCCTTCTAAAACACTTCCAACATTACCTGCTGAAGTAGACCAGTTTGGTGCATTATCTACATTAATTATATTTTCTAATATTCCAAATTTACCACCACTTGATGTAAATTTAATATCGTAAGGTTCTTTAGAATTTACAAAACTAGATTTAGCTACAACTGCTGTTTGTTGTGTAACTGAATCATGTGTTGTTGATATAGCATTGAAAGTTGTGCCATCATTTCCTATAAAAGATATTGTACCACCAGAACTAAAACCACTTCCTATAACAACAAAAGTTTGATTTCCACCTGTCGCAGTATCAACTTCTTCATCATCAATACTAGATATTACTGGGTCTGGTTCTAATGAAGCTATTACACCACCTGTACCAACACCTTCAAAAAATCCTGTTGTAGAATTAAATCTCCATTGACCTGTAGTAGAACCTCGTTGTGCTGTAGTACCACTAGCTACTTTAGTACCTTCAGTACCAGTATCGCTTATGTTTTCAAATGATACATCTAAATTTTCTCCTGCTATCTTACCATTAGATGTAGAAAGTAATTTAGATAAATCTCTAGCTTTAGTCATTAATTTAATTTCCTATAATTTGTTGTTGTGTGAATTTTGTAGGCTAGATATTTCTACCTAGCCTTTAAGTATTTATAAAACTATTGTGTTAGCTTCGTCTTCTGTAAGTGTTTCGCCAGATATTAACTTTGCTTTAGCACTAGCTTTCAAGTCTGATTTAGCTTGGTCTTGTGCATCTTTCCAAGCAATATGTTCATTCATAATAGTTTGAATTTCACTTTCACTTGGTTGTTCCATGTCAGCTTCCCATTTAACTATTTCTGGTTCTTGACCAACTTTTTGTTTAGAAACGCACTCTCTTATTTGGTCTGGATATTTCCACATAAGTGCTTTGCCTATTGTTGTTGTATTTGCCATTATTCGTACCCCTTAATTTCTGTTATACAATAAAAACTTCTACTATGTCCATTCGAGTTTGCGTTTGAACGATTGTAATATAAATTTGAACCTCCACCATCTGCAAGATAAACTTTTAAATTTAATGAAGTTCCTGCCGCAAAAGTTGATGCCGCAAAATTAGTTTGGTCTGATGTTTGATTACCACCAACATTTGAGAAACTTCTTCTTTGTGAGTTCCAGTTATTATCAAGTGAAACAGAACCATCAGTATCTTCTAACCAATAGTTGCCACTTAATGAAGTTGCACCTGTTGCATATACACCACTAGTTTTGTAAAAACCAAATCTGTATTTATTACCAGAGCCATCTTCAAGAAAAGCAAATATAGTTATATTATGAACATCTGGATTTATATTAGAATCAAAACCCATATAAACTGAAGCATCTATTAAAAAGACAGAGTTTGTACCTTTTGTTGTGTATGGTTGAGTTAAAACTAATTGACCAGAACCACCAATATTAGAAAATTGGTCATCATGCCAAAAAGAATGTTTCTTTAAAGTAAGACCACCACTATCTCCCCATTCAGGGTCATTAGCACCTTGTTTTAAAACTTGACCTGCTGTACCTTTAGCTAATCTTTGTAGACCAGAGCCATCTCTGTAGAGCATATCGCCTTGTGTTGTTATTACTGTTCCGACATCAGTTCCATCAGTACCATTAGTACCATTAGTACCTGCTGAACTCATTATATTCCAGTAAGCTGTTGCGTTGCCTACTGCTTGATTTGAATGTGCTTGAATACAAACATAACTATTTCCACCTGATGAAACTACATCATCAACAGCGTAAGATGTCGAACTATTGTAAGCACCCTTCCAGTTAAATTTGATAGCACCCAGATTTATTGTTGCCATA